CTGCGCGGCGCCAACCTGCGCGTCGCCAACCTGCGCGACGCCGACCTGCGCGACGCCAACCTGCGCGGCGCCAACCTGCGCGGCGCCGACCTGTGCGACGCCAAAAATGTCGCACTAGCCATCGCCGCGACGAGAATTCTCCCTGCCGGTAGCTTGATAGGCTGGAAGAAGGGACTGCACGATGGTACGGACGCAGCCGTTGTCATCGAATTGGAGATCCCCAAGGACTCCCGACGTAGCCACGCTTTCGGGCGCAAGTGTCGCGCTGAAAAGGCCATCGTTCTCAGCATCTCAGGAGGATGCAAAAAGGCCCATAGTTTACACGACTATTCATTTACCTACGAGGTAGGACAAATCGTTCACCCGCGAGAACCATTCAGCGAGAATTGGACGGAAGAATGCGCCAGCGGAATCCATTTCTTCATCACTCGCGAGGAGGCTGCAGCCTATTAGCCATGACCCAATACATCGTAACAATCGAACAGGCAGACCAGGAAGGCGGCGGCATCGAAGTCTACCGTCGCCGCGTCGAATGCGAGAACGTCGATTTCGTCATCAGCCAACTCGACGGCGCGCTCAAAGCCAAGCAGCGAAAGCCTAGGCGCGACAAGGGACTGCCGCGCAAACTTGAAAGCCAATGAACATGACCATTAAAGTAACTCATGACCACTTGAGACTAGCAATCGGCTCCAACGCGAATACGAGGACCCGAACATGCGCGCTCGCATTGGCTATCTCTGAAGCACTTCAAGGAACAGTCGAGTGCGCGTATGGCTGCGGGAGATTGGTAGGCACACCCGACTGGTTCGCTTACAACGATGCTGGCCGAAAGGTCGAGGCGCTGTTCGACGCAGGAGAATACGACGAACTCGCGGCACGATTGCCCATCGCGGTTGAACTCTACGGAGGGAATATCAAATGAGCACCGAATCAGCATTAGCAACCGTCCACCCGCAGGAGCCGTCCGTCGCCGGAATGCTCCAAGCCGTTATCGACCGCGGGATAACGCCCGAGAACGCAGCCGCAATGGAGCAGCTCGTCGGCCTGTACGAGCGCATGGAGGCCAAGCGAGCGGAACGAGAGTTCGCAGCTGCGATGGTCGCGCTTAAGATGGAGATGCCAGCCATCCGCGCGTGCAAGGGAGTACCCGGCAAAGACGGGACCATTCGCTACAAGTACGCGCCACTTGAGGACATCGACGGCGAACTGAGGCCGGTGGCGTTAAAGCACGGCTTTAGCTATTCGTTCTCGCAAGCGCCAGCCGATATTGGGCGCGTCACGAAAGTCTGCGTCGTGAAGCATATCGGTGGGCATTCGGAATCGACTCCGTTCACCGTTCGAGTAGGCCAAGGCCCGCCTCATTCAAGCGAGGCCCAAGGCGACGGCGCTGCAGCGTCCTACGCCCAACGGCGCGCGCTCTGCGATGCCTTCGGCATCATCGTCGAGAGCGACACGGACGGCGCGGACGACGCGCGAAACGAAGGCAAGCCAATCACCGCGAAAGAAGCCGCTGACCTCCGCGATTGGGTCGAGGCTATCGGCGCCGACGAAAAGGCGTTTCTCGAAGTGGCCGGCGCAGCGCATTATGAAGCCATTTGCTCGAGCAAGCTGGAAGTCCTGCAGGCCATGCTGAAAAGGAAGGAGAAACAGCGGAAATGAGCGTCTCCGTCAACTGCCCACATTGCAGCAAAGACTTCGAAATCGAGCCGTCGGTGTCCATCCCGAAAGAACAGGTGATTTATCTTTCGATGGAATCGACCAACACCTTCTTCCCGCCGGATGTGATTGGAGGCCAAATCCAGAACATGGGTAAGCTTTTACAGTCCGTCGCAAAGGATATAGGCGGCAAAATTGCGGTATTTGTTAAGTCCATCGAACTTGATGAGAACAAGGTGAAGATTGGGTTCTTGGTCGTAGACGCCCCGAGTCGAAAACCAAAGGTGGCAAAGTATGTCGGCGAGGCAATCGGCGTCATGCACGGCAAAATTAAGGAAGGGTCCGCGCCATGAAAATCATCGACTGCCTACAATGTGACACGGAATGGTTAGCCTGCCGTGTCGGGAAGGTGACGGCCAGCGAGATGCATAATCTCGTCACACCAAAGTTCGCCATCAAGAAGGGCGACGGCCCGACGACCTACCTCTACAGGAAACTTGCTGAAGCCTATCGCGGCTGTCCGTTGCCTGGCTTCTCGGCGTGGTCCACGGAACAGGGGGAGGAACTCGAGGACGAAGCCCGCAAATGGTTCGCGTTCGAGTACGGCGACACGGAACGGATTCAGCGCGTCGGATTCATAGAACACGACGACGGCCGCTGCGGGTGTTCGCCGGATGCGCTGCTTGGTGAGGAAGGCGGACTCGAATTGAAATGCCCTGAACCCACCAACCACGTCCGCTACCTGCTCGACGGCGTTCTACCGGACGATTACGCGGCGCAGGTGCACATGAGCATGTACGTAACGGGTCGCCCATGGTGGAAGTTTGTTAGCTACCGCCGCAAGTTCCCGGCCTTCGTCCTCAAGGTCCAGCGCGACGAAAGAATCTGCGCCGTCATCGCCGACGCGCTCGCACAGTTTTACGACCGTTTCGACGCAGCAATTCAAAAACTACGACAAGCAGCATGAACACTCCAACCGAATCCCCTCTCGTGCAAAGACTGCGCGGCTATGTCGCGGCGGCGGAAGCGATGGAAGCGAACAACATTTGGCAATATCTAGGCCCAGATAACAAATGGGTAACGCCGCAGGATCAGACCTTTCAGCACTTGAAAGATTTTATCTCTGAACATCATGCACTCCGCCCCGCGCCCGAACCCGTAACCCGCGCATGGACGCTGGACACTGCGCCCCTGAATCAGGTGATATTTGTGCAGAAGAAAAGAGAGAAGCACGATAAAGCAATCCGATTCGTAGGCGCATGGCATCTTAGAAACGCCGAAATATTCGGCTATGGTTTCATAGATTATGCCACCCTTCACACCGACTGGCTGCGCGCCGATGGCTCGGTCTGTGGCACCGTGGAAGGAGACACCCAATGATTCGAGTCATCTTTACCGAGGTTGGGCCGCGAAAGCTGTCATGGGAAGCGCAAACCGAAACGCTGACTTACTCATGGCTCATGAAGCAAATCAGAGCCAAACGAGCCCTGATGTCTCGAGGGGTAGACTTCGACGAGGAGACAGGCGGCATTTACGTGGGAGGATTCCGTCGCGTTGGTTCATTTCAAATCATTACTGATGTCGCAGCCTGCGGCACTGTGGAGGGAGGCAAGTGAGAAAAATGAATCCAAATCGGTTTGTGATTGGAGAACGCGTTGGCTATGTCAATCATGTCGCAGGATATGAGATCGGGGTGTTGGTCGTCTCCAGACTGAAAGGAGCGAAGGTATTTGCTACCAAGTTGTTTGATGAGACTCGCGAATTTATGTTTGATGAAAATGGCGTGGCATCGTGGTCCCCTAACTTATCGATTAAACATTTGCCATGACCACTCCCCTAACCACCCTGCTTGCCCAAATTCGAGAGGCGGATGAGAAGGCGACCAAGGGAGCGTGGACTACTCGCACGGCAGAACGGGAGATCCCCTCCTATGTTAACAAGCGATGCTCCACGTTGATTGAAATAAATGCACCTGGAGCACGGGCAATTTGCGATCTCTGTGGCCGTAAGGAATCATTGTCCGACGAGCAATGGAAAGAAACGGAGAGGACAGCCGACCTAATTGCCCTCTACCGCACCGTCACCCCGCTGCTGGCGAAGATGCTGGAGGAGGCGGTGCCAGTCGTCGAAGAACTGGCGGAAGAACTAGCCTGCCTCATTGCCAAGACAATCCCGCGCGATCCTTGTGAGGATTATAGCAATCAGTCGCCATCCCTATTGCGCGCAAGGACGCTTCTCAACCACCTCAACTCTCTCGCTCAGGAAGCAATCAACCAGAGATTGCAGAAAAGCATTGCCAAGGGAATAACAAGACCCGACAGGCAATCATCGCCAGCTTAAAGTTCGCGGCATTGGACCCAGTCATGCCTACACCACACCGGCTAAAGGAACTCGCCGAGAAGTACAGCCAGATAACTCATATTCAGCCGAAGGTGTTCATGGATTTCGCTACCGAACTCCGCGCCGAAGCAATCAACCAGCAGAAGAAATGACTGACGCCGAATTTCAAACTCGTTTCCTTAAGATTATCACGGCAGCGATGGCACCCAAGAAGGAACGCTTGGAACAACCTGGAACACATCCCCTGAGATGCCCACGATGTGATGCAATGGCTTTCAATCTCTGGCAAATCTACGGCGTTTCATACTTCAAGTGTGATGCGTGTGGACACAAAACTAACAATCTATGACTATATCCAACGACCGATTGAAGGAACTTGCGGAGAAGTGGAAGCGAATTATCCAGAACCGAGCGCGAGACGAAGAGGAAATTCTGGAGGATTCTGAAATGGAGCAGCATCTATTCTCTATGCTCACCGAACTCCGCGACGAGATGGAGAAGGAGCGGGCGGCAGTAACGTTGAGCGTCAACGCTAGTGCGTTCTGGCTGGATAATCGCCACGTGGTTGACTACGAAACGGCATTTGAAATCGAGAAGGAGCTTCGCGCCAAGCTCGCCGCCGCCGAGCAACGGATTGGGGAACTGGAAGGCGATAATGCAGGATTGATTGCCGCTTGTGAAAGCCTTGAGCAAGAATGCATCGGCTTTACTGATCCCCGCATCGCCCAACTGGAGGCACAGTTGAAAGGCGCATCGGCCGCACTGGAGCCTTTCGATATTTCCGGCGAGGGTGACGAAGACTTCGATGATGAGACGCAGGTCATCGTCAAGTTCGGGCGAACAACGTGTTATTCAATGCGGCTTAAGCATCTCAGGAACGTATCCAAAGCCCTCGCCGAACTCTCGCGCCTGGAACAGGAGGGGAAATGAAGCTAACTAGTTTACAGCCGAGATGGTTTACTATTCCAGGGCGCATTGGCCCAGTGGGATTTACTTTCTTATGCCCACATTGCCAGAAAGTCAGGCTTGGAGTTGCATTCGCGCCTGCGATGGACGGAGGCGATCCGGTTAGCCTTGCTCCAAATCAGCTATGGGCGCACATGCGTCCCCGTGATGTGGAGGAAAGCATGAGCATCGTCCCTCCAGGTATTCACTGGAAGCGGAGCGGGGAAGCGTTCGAAACGCTCAGCCTATCACCATCGATCGACGCCTCAAATGCTGGACACTGGCACGGCTTTATAAAGAACGGAGAAGTAACTTCATGAACAACGAACAACTTACAAAGGCACTAAATGACGTTCTGGAAGCACTCCAATTTGCCGAGGGCGCGCTATTGGATGCGGTCGCATGTGAAGACGGTTTAGATGGAGAGACCGGATTGCGAATCGCCAAAATGGCCAGCGAACAGCTATTAAAACACGGAAGGCCGAGCGCTGTGGACCAGTATCGCCGAAACCATCCTGATAACAAATGAACCACGCCGAATCCATCCTCCAACTCCTCTCTGCCTCCAACGAACGGGCGAATGCTGCGACGCTTGGGCCGTGGCATGTTGCCTCGAATCCTGAAGGAATGTCTCAGCCTGCCTTCCCGTATGTTTGCGACGATAGCGGACTTCCGACGCGATAGGTGCTGTTTACTTTAATGAAGCTGAACGACTGCGAGAAGTCCTATCCAACACGTTGGCACTGATGAAGGGTGGATAGGCATGGAGTTGCGAGAATCTATGAATACGCCACTACAATGTTCAATTGAAGGAACCAACCTCGTGATACGCATCGGCATTGGAACGCTTGCTTGGGCGGCTAAGGAAAAGAACGGCGGACCTATTGATAACCGAGTTCGGATCGCGGATAAATCTGAACTCGCAAAGGATGTTGCAAACGAACTGATGCGCGAAGACGAACTCGGCAACATGCCGATTTCGGAACTGATCGACGATGCTATCAAGAACGCTGCTGAACATGGAAGCGTGGCATTCGCGTATCCACGCAATAGACCGAAATCCCTCATCCAACCCCGCGCCCTCTCCCGCGCTCATGCCATATTGAAGGGAGGGCAGGAGTGACACCCATCGAATTCTTCGTCCCCGGCGTTCCTAAGCCCGCCGGAAGCAAGCGCGCGTTCTGCCTGAAGAAAGGCGGCGTGTACACGGGACGCGCCATCGTCACGGATGACTGCGAGACTTCGCGCGATTGGAAGTGCGACGTTCAGCGCGCAGCTCAGGAGAAGGCTAACGGCATTCTGTCCATGCCGCTGGCGCTTGAAATCACGTTCTACATGCCGCGGCCAAAGTCGCATTATCGCACTGGTAAACACGCCGGAACGCTTAGGAATGACGCACCCGACTTTCACACGACGAAACCAGACGCAACCAAGCTGATTCGCGGCGTCGAGGACGCGCTTACGTCTATCATTTGGAAGGATGACAGCCAGATTGCAATGCAGCTAGTTCGGAAGCGTTACGCCGACGGCACACCTGGTGCCTCAATCCGAATCTTAGAGATTTCTAAGCCATGAACCGCCCCCGCTTCCAAATCCAACGCGGTCCAAGCGGCCGCTCAATCGAACCCGTCTCGGAATTCCACGGTACTTGCCTCGGCGAAGAGTCGGAGCTGTGCGCCGAATGCTCAAGGCGCCGGCAGCTTTACGAGACCGATGACGGTCGATGGGTCTGCGGGGGATGTTTTGAGGATGAGGAGAAAACGGAATGATGCAGTTGACTCGAACCCTCGAACCTGATACAAACTCGCTCCGGGAATGGAAACCCGAACACCGAGACATTACTTTAACCCGCAGCGGGTATCTGGAGGCCGTCTCAGCCGCTTTCCATACCAGATGAACGCTGCGGGTTTCCATTTTCACTGATGGGTAAACGAAAGACCACCGGCAAGCGTCTAAGATTCGCCATTTTCGCGAGGGATAGCTTCACCTGCCGATATTGCGGGCGCCAAAGCGACGAGGTAAAATTGGTGCTGGACCACATAGTTCCCGTGTCAGCCGGTGGCCCTACGAACGAGGAGAATTTGGTAACATCGTGCGAGGACTGCAATCAGGGAAAAGCGGATAAGGTTTTAACTGCCATCCCGGACCTCGATCGCTTGGCGCGACTTCAAGAACTTCAGGAACAACGGGCAGTAGCGGATGCCTCTGCGGCAGCTATGCGCGCGGACAAAGAAGCATTTCAGTCCTTCGTTAATTTCTGGTGCTCGTGCACCGGGAGAGAAAACGTAGAAACCAAAACGATAACGACCGTCTATTCATTCGTTCGTGAGTACGGCATGCCTACGGTCTGCGAATGGGTAAGGATGGCCGCTTGGCGCGTTGGGCCCGCAAAAGACAGAAATATCGGGAAATACGTTTCGGGAATACGCCGGGCGCTTCGCGCGGAGGAGAAGGCCGCATGACAGAACTGTCTTTCATCATGTTAAGCAGAAGGTTCTTCGAGCACGCTTTCTGGCTCGAGGAACGGCATTTTTCGCCAGCCGAGGCGTGGTTGGATTGCGTCCGCATGGCGGCCTTCCGACCACACCGTCGATTGGTGAAAGGTGAAATCGTCGAGATACCCAGAGGGGGGATTGTCGCCTCAGAGCGCTTCCTCTCGGACCGCTGGACGTGGTCCAGGACGAAAGTCCGATCGTTTCTTGACACGCTGAAGAAGGAAGCAATGATTTCCGTGGGAAAAGACCACGGAAATACCATCATAATGCTATGCAATTTCGAGCGTTATAACACACGTAGTGACGAGAAAGAACCCGGGAAAGACCAGGGAAAGACCAACGGAGAACCACCCGAAGACCAAATAGAAGAAGGTAAAGAATGTTTTTCGGCACACGCTATTTGCGTGCGCGAGGCATTACCAAAGTTTGAGGAGGTCTTGAAGTATGCTGGAACGCTAGTTCCACCGTGTGCCGAAGATTACGCGCAGAAGTGGTTTGAAGAGGTCGAATCCCGCGGATGGTGCGACCGCAACGGCATCCCGATTCAAAAATGGAAGCCATCACTCAGCGCTTGGTGGAGAGGCGTCAGAAACAACCAAGCCGAGCGCGGTGCGCGAGGCAGTAACATCCAAAACAAACATGCAAACCGAACTACAGCCGATAGGGAGCGAGATCGAACTGGCTTTGAGCCAGCTAAAATCCCCACCCGCCTCCTATAAATCGCCAGAGGAAGCCGAAGAAGCATGGAGGCTGCACAAGGCCAGGACTGAGTGCGGCACGCGGCTACTCAACGCCGGCTACCCGAGGCGCGCCATTGCCAACCTCGCGACCATGCATGGGCCTGGAATGGAATGCGCTCGAGCAATGTATCCGCTGATTGCGAAAGGCAGCATCATCTTCCTGATTGGCGACCGTGGCCCCGGCAAAACGCAAATCGGCACTTGGATTGCCTCTCAGCGAATCATGGACGGCGCCGGCGCTGGCGTCTACCGCAAGGCGCTGGACCTATGGGGCGAGATTCGCGCCACTTGGCGACAGGGTTCGGAGAAGACCGAAGACGACGTCGAGCGCCGCTACAAGCGCGCAGAGTTCCTCGTGGTCGATGAGGCGCAGGAACGCGGCGACACGGAAGGCGACAGGCAATGGTGCGACCGAATGTTCACGCACATTCTCGACCATCGCTACGACGGCATGCTGCCGACGCTGCTTATCGCGAACCTGAATCCCGAAGGATACGAGGCAACGATACCGGCCAGCATCCGGAGCCGAGTAGCGGAATGCGGAGGCGTAAAGCACTGCGACTGGCCGAGCTACCGAACCGCATAGCCATGCCATCCACACTCTCACGCCTCGAACGCAACGCCTACATGCGCGCATGGCGCCGCAAGAACCAAGCGACCTGGCGACCATATGCAACCGAGGCAATGCGGAAGCACCGCGCGAAGAAGAAACCACACCAAGCATGAATGCCAAAGAGTACCTCGACAGCAACCGAAATCGAATCCTCGAGACCTATCGCGGCAGATTGCCGGACTGCTTCATCGTCTATCGCACGCATCCAGATAGGGGCGTAACAGGTCCAGCATTAGCCATCTTCCAGAACTTCGAATCGCTATACGGGAAGTTGCAACGAATTGCGGACGAACTGGACAAGCGATTCGGAATCGACGTTGCATCATGCTGGTTTGACGACTCGGACGACTGACTCGAACCATGCACACCACGCACACTGACTCGCCAACGTTCCACGTGGAACAATCAAGCAAGACTGACTTGAACCGAAAGGGATTACAAGGGGTATACGGGGAAACGCAAGACTTTTCTATTATCCATGAATGAGAAATACCTATTCTCAAGATCGCACTATGAGACTCTCACCCCTGAGAAGGCATCTCTTTTCTGAGAATGTTGCCTGCGTAGCTTTTGTCTCCCACGAAATTCGCATAAGGGGTACCAAAACCGTCTTCTCATGACTGAGAACTGTCCAACATTCGCCGCAAACTGGGTGGAACTGGCCGATTTGCTACAGGTGGACCGCCGTTCGCTGCAGACCTGGCGGAAGGACCCGGAACTTCAGGACTACCCGCGCTGTCGGCCGGACGGTCGGAAGGACGTGGAGGCATGGCGCGTCTGGATTATCGCGCACAACCTGAAGCAGCGCGGTGCGGTGGACGAAACGCCGACCAACGGCGAGCCGGTCTCCCTTGCCGACTGGAAGAAGCGCCGCGAGCAACTGATTTGCACTGGTCTCGAGCGGAAGATTCAGATTGCCGAGGGTACGCTGCTGGTGGCCGCTGACCTGGAAGTGAGTCTCGGTCAACTCCTGTCTGCCATACAGTCCGCGCTTTCGAGGTTTCCCAGTGAGAACGCTCGGTCTTTGGTGGGACTCAAAGACCCGCAGGAAGTCCAAAGACGCATGGAGGAATATATCGACGCGCTACTCGGCCAGCTCCAACTGACGACATACCTAGACGCGTCGGCCACAGAAGCGGATCAGCACGTCGGTCAGCATGCCATCGCGAACCTGCGGCCCAAGTTTACCATGAACCCTCTGGACTTGGAACCGCGGAAGAAGAAATCGAAAAGATTCCGAAAATAGTTCTTGCGTCTTCCGTAAAAAAGACGAATCTCTCCGCGTCATGAAAACACAAACTGAATCACAACTCCCGAATTACCGCATCTATGACCGCACGGGAGGCGGTGTCACCGAGGACATCTACGCAGAGTCATTGGAGGATGCGATCGAAGAGGGCCGCGCGTGGATAGAGGCTGGCGACTGGAGCGGCCTTGCTGGCGAGGATAGCGGTGAAGGACGGCAGTATGTTATCGGCGTGCCGCTCGAATGCAGCGTCCGAGAAATCGTCCGGTATGACGACTCTCAGGATGATGGCGAGGCGGGTGAGATCGATGACGATGCCACTGTTGCCGGGGACGAATACGATTGCTCCGGCGAATATAGCGACACTCTGCCCGACTGTGAGCAAGCCGAACACGCGAGCGCAGATGACGAGGCGGACGAAGAGGGCCACGTCTGGCGCTCTCCATATTCCGTGGTCGGCGGCTGTAAGGAAAATCCTGGTGTGTGGGGCGGCAACGGAACCGCGATGAATTTCCACGAGGTCTGCCGTCTATGTGGCTGCCACAAGCATACTCATTCCTACGGCAGCCAGCGAAACGATGGTGACCCGCGCGAGAAAATCACGATTAAAGACCGCGACGAAGAGAGCGAGGCGTGGCTCAAGCGTACGCATGAAGACGAGGGCTTCATCCCAGATTGGCTTGCCGAGATGCTCGACTGTCTCCCCACACTGCGCATGACTGAGGCCCAGGCCCGCGAATATGTCGCCGAACATAACGACGATGGCGATCTGGACGAGGACGATCTAGAGCACGCCTTCGCCGCGATCTTCGGTCGCCGAGTCAATGATGAGGATCGCAATGAAGGGCTCTGGAGTCACCTGTGTGCAGCAATCCCCGCCGAATAACTCCCATGAAACCCCAATCAACTCCTTCACCCTCCGTTGCGGCCCAGCGCGAACCAACGCCGCAAACGTGGCTCCGCGCACTCCTCCGAGACATTCAGCGACGGGACGATATATTCGCATTGCTCGCGGAGGATGATCCTGACGCCCTGCTGACGTGTCTTGCGGAATGTGAGCAGTTAATCCGCTCTTACGCCGCCCTGGAAGCCCGCAATGCAGAGCTGGAGAGAGCGCTGGATGCCGTATCGGGGGCGCTGCTATCTGTCCGCTTGGCAGATGTTCACGCCGATGCGCGCCGCCAAATTATCGCCGCCCGTGCGCTGCTGGAAAGGCAGGGGGTATGAGCGACGGCGATAAGCTCAAAGCCTTGCGCGAACGATTGTGGGCGAGAGCCGAAAACGCATATTGCGACATGATCGCCATTGCCCGCAAAGACGAATCTTTAGGGTGGGAGATTAAAGTCGAGCGCGGCGGATTTGGGCGCAAGGAACTTGATGCGCACATTGCTGGCGGCGAGAAGTTGGGGCGGCACCGCGCATTCGCTGAGGTATGCCGCGAAATTGATATCTTACTCAACTCATGACCTTCGCCGAACAACTCCGCGCAGCGCGTAAGCGGCTTGGGCTCACGCAGGCCGAACTTGCAACCCTTCTCGGCGTCTCATTCGAGGGCGTCAGCAAGTGGGAACGCGGACTATCCGAGCCGTCCAGAATAACGCAGGAGGGGGCGCTGGCGAGACTTAAACGACACAAGAAACGAAAATAGACAGTACGACGGAAACCACATGGCACTGTTCGGCTGATTGAAATCCCCGCGTCCTTCATGGGCGCGCCAGAACCCGGCAGATTTCTCGACCCTAAAGCGTGGCTTCGTCGCCTGATTCAAGCGACGCTGCGGCCGCGACCGAAGACGCGGCTATGGGAATGGCTCGAGCGCTGGGTGTCCATTCCGGTCGAGAGCGGGTCGCCGAATCCTGGGCCGTTGCGGTTATCGCGCTTCCCAATCTTCCGCGGACTCTACGACCTAGTGCAGCAACCGGGCGTCCACTTCGTGACGCTGTGCGCCAGCGCGCGCGTGGGCAAGACGCTGTTCTCGATTTGCATCGTCCTGTGGTGGATTGCCGAGAAGTTCGGGCAAATCGTCTGGCTGGACCCAACGAAGACTTCGGCATTGCGCCTGGTCCGTTCGGAACTAGACCAATTCCTTTTACAGTGTCCGCCGGTCAAGGCGCTGGCAATCGTCACCAAAACCATGTGGACGGCGCTCTCGAAGCAGTTTCGCGGCAAGGTTCTGCGCATCGTTCCGTCCGGCGCCGAGGCGGACCTTCACGGATTCCAGGCGGAACTCGCGGTCATCAACGAATCCGACCGCTGCCACCGTTCGATTGACCGCGACGCGACCAGCGCTGACAAGATTATTGCGCGGACGCGCCAGTTCGCGCACACGCGGCTAATCCTCAAGAACTCGACGCCGACCGAGGAACTTGGGGACGTGTGGCAGGATTTTCTGCGAGGCTCTCAGCATTATTGCTACCTGCCGTGTCCGCATTGTGAGAAATACCAGCGGCTGACCTTTTTTGCAGAGACAAAGGAAGTACCGTTCGACGAAGAACTGCGTCCGTTATCGAACGGTGCAACTCGCGAAGAGCGGACCGGGTGGATTCGGTTTGACCAGTTTTCGATTTACGAGACACGGCTTTCCCCGGATGATGCCACGCAGACTGAACAGGTCAAGGTTGGGTATGATGTCGATGAAGTAGAGAAGGGTGCGACCTACGTCTGTGCGTACTGCAAGCGTGACATCGAGTGGTGCGCAATCAACGGCATGCTGACTCGCTACAAGTGGGTGGCGCACAATCCGAAGGCGCCGCGCGACCGTATCTCGGCGCACTTGTCCGCACTTTATTCGCCGTTCGAGTTCTGGGGCATCATCGCGAAGGAGTTCCTCGAGTCCAAGGGCAGCTTGGCGCGAATGATTAAGTTCGAGACGCTGACTCTTGGCCGGCCATTCATCCGATACCGGACGGCGGTCAAAGAGAGCGACATTGATAAGGTCATCGCGCGCAGTCCTCGCTATCTGCAGGGACAGATACCGATGGAGCCGGAAATCCTAACCATGACGGCTGATATCCAAGGCGAGCAACTCTACTACGTCATACGCGCATGGGGAATCCAATGGGACCACCCGGACAAGCCTACCTGGTGCGCGCTGGTCGATTGGGGCGAAGCCATTAATTGGGACCAACTGGAAGAATTCTGCGGCTGGCGTCCGCGCGCTGACGGAACGTTGCGCAAGTTCCGATTCACGCGGCCGGACGGAACCGTTAGGGAATACATCGTGACCAGTGGATTGGTGGATTCAGGCTATGAGGCCAAGCAAGGCAAGGAAGTCTACGAATTCTGCCTGAAGCACGCCGAAATGCTTTCGCCGTACAAAGGCAGCGACCGCAGCAAGGTGCGCGGCGACACGGTGCGGACGACGCCGATTCTAAACGGCAAACTAGAATTGATTCTCGCTTGGTCCGACTACTTCGCCGCGGCCCTATACTACAACGCGATTCGTGATGGACGAAACGGCGTCGGCGACCTGATTAACTGGTGGCTTCCTTACAACGCGGACCCGCAATACAAGGCGCAACTCACGAATGAACGACAGGTGGAAGAGAACGGCAAGCTGACCTGGAAGGACAGCGGCAATAACCACTTGGGCGACTGCGAGAAGATGCAGGAAGTCTTGCGCGACACAATCGAGGCCATGCTGGACGAGATTCGCGCGGAAAAGCCGTTGGAAGAGGCGGCGTGATTCTCTGAAGAGTCCGGGCAGCAGCACTCTTTTCGGAATGCTGCTGCGTACTGGATTTGAACCAGACCGGAGTCTTCAGAGAACCGACTCGAACCCTATTTCAGCAACATCGCCACTGCAAGCAGCAAAACGGCGGACCGGGTCATAATGCTGGAAGGACGCCAAACAACTTCGCGATAAAAAGCACCAAGGCTATCCCGATGAACGCGGCCAGGATGATCCACACGGGTTGCGGAATCGGAATTCCACTCCACTTCACAAGGGCGATGATTGCCCAGCAAACGATGGCGGCGATGGCGAACCATACTAGAAGGCCAATCAGCGACCCGGCTGATGGCATGGCAGCCACGAAGATAGAAAAGGAAAGCGCATTCATGCCAAGGGGCTCGGCGTCAAAAGCGTTCTGAATTGAGCGGGCCGGACGCTACCCCGGCTGACGGTCACCTGGAATATGTTCGGTCAGTGCCACCAGGGGCACGCGTGTCTGCGTATATTTCCACGCCGCCGCTCAATTCAGAGAGCTGAAAGCACTCAAACAACCGAACGAGTTCGAGTCAAGCCTCCATTGAGACCCTCGCGCCGTCGTCTGGCGACAGCCGGGGCGGTCGGCGCCATACCACGTCGGTCGCTCCGGTCCGTCAGGCATTGAGAGAACGGAGTGCGTAAAATGAAACCGCACGTCAGGGACTTCATCGACACTCTCGTCATGGAAATGGAGGCGACGGCATCGACGGCATTCGTGGACGGCCTGCTTTCCGCGGCGAAGACCAAAATCACCGCGGGTCTGGGTGAGGTCGGCATGATTAGCCAGGGCACCATTAACGGCAAAAGCTTCACCCGATTTTTGGACGGCAGCCTGACGGCAATCGAAATGATGGGCGCCTGTCGCCGCGCGCTGGACCTCTACCAGGACAACGACGCGCCGCCCATTACGACGCCTGACTTTTCCAGAATCCAAATCTGATGGGACTTGCCAACTGGTTTTCAGGCTGGGGCCGAGCATTCCGCGAACAAACCGATTACTCGGTGGACCGAGCGAACGTCCGATTCATTCTGCCGCACGATACGGCGCGTTATTCGGCGCCTACGTCCCGTCGCGCGATTCGAGAAAAATATGAGTGGCTTTGGCAGAATTTCGGCCTCGTACGCGAACTGGTCGCCGGCATTGCGCGGCACGTGGTCGGCAAAGGGATTTCACCGCAGCTCAACACGACAGACCTCGAATGGAATGCCGAGGCCGATGCGCAATTCGAGGAATGGGCGCTTACGCCCGACCGTTGCGACATCGCCGGGCGGCGGAACTTCTACGAAGGTCAGACTTTTGCCGTCGAACAGTACATTGGACCGGGCGAATTCTTCGCCTCCGACGTCGGGAATCCACGTTGGAACGGCGAACCCTGCTTCCAGCTATACGACCCGAGCGAAATCTGCACGCCGCCGGATCTCGCCGAAGACCCGCGCGTGCTGGACGGCGTTAGAATCGACGAGAACTATGTCCCGACGGACCTGTATTTGCGCGTCCAAGGCGACAAGGATTTCAAGTATGAGCCGCGTCCGGCCAGCGGCTTTACCCACTGGTTCTCCGGCCACACAGCGAACCAAGTACGCGGCATCTCTCCGTTCGCGGCAGCGCTGAACAATCTCGTCGATGTTCACGAGTTGAAGCGGCTGACGACCAAGACGGCCAAGGCGCAGCAACTGATTGCACTGGTCCTGAAAGGCGTGGACAAGAAGAGGGGCCGCGGAGCATTCGGCGCGATTAAGAATTCCGGCGCATCGACCGCCGGCTACGACGCCAGCCAGGATAACGCTCAACTCGAACAACTATTCACGGGAAGCGGCGCTGGGATTGCCTATCTGAACGATGACGGCAGCGCAGAACTGCTTAGTTCCAATTCGCCGAGTCCACTGGTGGAACCATTCGTCACAGACGTTCTGCTGCGCGATGTAAGCTTGGCGCCGGGCGTGCCACTCGAATTCTTTTGGGCTCCTCAGAAAATCACATCGGCGAATCAGAGATTCATTCTGACCAAAGCAGACCTGTTTTTCCAAATGCTCGGCGACGCATTGATTTATCGCTGGATTCGCCGGTCGGTGATTCGGGTTCTGTCGTGGCGCATGCAAGCCGGGTTGCTCCGAACGCCGAGCGACCCGCAATGGATGATGAAGCTGAGTTTCCAGACTCCCGCGCGTCTCTCCATCGACATCGGTCGGGATGGCGCGCTGCAAATCAATCGACTTGGTCAAGGGCTAACTACGCTGCGCAACGAGTACGACAAGGAAGGCAAGGGTTATCGCCCCGAGATGCGCCAATGGATTCGCGAAATCCTAGAGTTCCTCGAAATCGCGAAGCAGGAAAAGGCACCACCTGAACTCATTGCGAAGTGGACCGCAGCGCTCCCGGTCTGGCGCGCGCATGCGACCGGAGCGGGAGTTTCCCAGTCATCGCAACCGCCGAATGACAATCAGACGGAGGACCAGGCAGCATGAGATTGCAACGCATTCAGGAACTCGTTTTCCACCGGCCTTGGCTCATCACGCCGAGCGGTCACCACGTCATTCGCGAAATCATCGCGCGCAAACTGGCTCGGGATGCAATCGAAACCGAACAAGCCGGATTCCTCGATGAATTCATCGTCGCACGGCCGAAGGCATCAGTAGAGAACGGCGTAGGTATGGTGCATATCTGCGGCGTCGTCGGCGTCGGCATGTCGAACATCGAAAAGACGTGCGGGAATACGGACCTGAACGACCTTCTCGCCGAAATTGAACAGGTGCGCGCGGACGGAGCCGAGCGAATCATGCTGATGGTCGATTCTCCCGGCGGCACGGTCGGCGGCGTGCCGGAAGCGGCGCAGGCCATTGCCGACAGCGAAGTCCCGGTCTTTGCCTACGTGCCAGGCGGCGCCATGAATGCCAGCGCTGCCTATTGGCTTACGTCCGGCGCTGACCGCATCTACGCGTCGCAGAGTGCCGAGATTGGAAGCATTGGTGTCTATCTTCCGTGGCTCGACCAATCGGCGGCGTTGGCCGCGCGAGGCTATTCCATCGACCTAATCAAAAACAAGGAAGGCGACCTGAAGGGCGCCGGTTATCCTGGCACTTCACTGACCGAGGACCAACGCGCCGACTTTCAGGAAGGCGTGCAGGAAATCTTCGACAACTTCGCCGCATTCGTCCGCGAGCATCGGCCTGAAGGCATGGCCGACGATACGTTCCGCGGGCAGACCTTCTTTGGCGCCGAGTCTCGCAAGCGCAAGTTGATTGACGGCGTCGCCAGCATGGAAGCGGCCATGAGGACGCTGCGCAAATACAAGCGACCAACCGATTGACATTCAAACGACCGACAAATGAGCAAGAAAACCGACCTCGAATTGCTGGAGGAAGCAAACGCTCGGATTGAGGCGCTTCAAGCCGACCTTAACGCCGCAACCGCTCTCGTGGATCGCGCAGCGCTCGACGTTGAACTCGCGAACAAGCGCGCGACGGATGCAGAGGCGAAGGCCATCGCGGAAAAGGCACGCGCCGAGGAAGCCGGAGAGCTGCTAGAGGCGTCTATGAAGACGAACGAAAAGCTTATGTCCGAACAGAAAACTGCCGAACAGCGCGCCACTGAAATCGCCGCGCGTCATGGCATCAAGCCTACCAAGCAAGCCGCCGCTGAGACCGACGAGGACGGTATCCTCACAGCGTTCGCGGCAATCACCGACGCCACGGAGCGCGCCAATTTTTACCGCAAGCACAAGGCCGAGATTCGCAAACACTTCAAACGCGCATCCTGAATTTGACAGTCGCCGCCAACTAAACCGCAAACTCAATGGCAACGTACACCAACCTAAACAACGAAATTTTCGCGCAGTCCGCGATTCAGGGCCTGTGCAAGATTCTGTTGCCGCTCTCTCGGTTCTCTCACAATTTCAGTCCCGATTCCGGGCAGAGAGGCGACCAAGTGCTTGTGCCGCTCATCTCGACACTGACGGCAACCACGTTCGGCGGATCGTACGCGGTTTGCGGCGGTACGAAGACGGTTGCGACCATCAACCTTACGAACCAAAAGGTCGTGCAGGTTGGTCAGAGCGACATCACGGCTTGGTCCTCGAGCGTGTCGAACCTCGAGGACTTCGGCTACCAGATGGGCAAGGCGCTCGGAACGCTCGTGCTAACCGACATTCTTTCGCTGGTCACGACCGCGAACTTCACGAGTGCGGCAATCACGACAGTTTCATTCTTCGGCCTAAACGAACTGCGTGCCGCGCGTCTCGCGCTCAACGTGGCGAACGTCCCTACGGACCCGCGCAGCATCCTGCTCGACTGCACGCCGTACGACCAGCTTTTGGGCATCACGAACTTCGTCCAGGCTCAAATGTTCAAGGACCAGTCTGTTCTCCAAGAAGGCCGGGTCATGCGGGCGTTGGGCATGGACTTCTACGAAATCAATGCCCTCTTCGCTGCCGCAAACTCCATCATGGCATTCGTCGCGCACCCGGATTCGATTGCGATTGGAATGCGCTACCTGCAGCCGCAGAAGCCGGAAGCCTATTCGGACGCCCATTCAATCACCGACCCTGAGACCGGACTGACCGTTGGTCTGCGCGACCATTACGACCCGAACACCGGCTCGCGGTACATCAACCTCGAGTGTCTCTACGGTTACACAGTCGGTCTGACGAACTGCGGACGCATCATCAAGCGGACGGACTAAGTGGCCTACTTCCCCGACACCGTAGTCGCGGCTGGTTTCCTGACTGGAAACGACGACGTAGGAATAGGTTACTCGACTGGCGCCGGTGCAGCGGTCACACAGGCCACTAATCGGACCACCGGCGTCACCATCAATGCGCTTTGCGGGGCAATCACGACGAACAACGCCAGCCTCGCGGCTGAAGCTGCGGCGGAGTTCACCGTGACCAACGATAAGGTTGCGATTGGAGACGTGCCGACCGTAGCGCAGCGCAGCGGCAGCAACGGCGGAAATACCGACGTGTTCGTTTCCACGGTCGCCGATGGCAGCTTCAAGATTAAGGTCGCGAACAATAACGCGGCAGCAGGCACCGCAGAGACCGGCGCCATCATCATCAATTTCGCGGTCTATAAAGCCGTAAGTTCCTAATTCTTGGCATGGGCTCGCGGGCGTGTCGTTCATGAGGCGGCACGCCCGTTTCCGTTGACGCGAACCGTTCGGCATGTCGCCAACATACCAGAACGGGAAACTCATCTCCCTTTGCCTCATTACCGGCAACTGCGAGGAATACATCGAACGCTGCCTGTCCAGCTTCGCACCGATTGCAGACGAAATCGTCGTGGTCCGCGCCATCGGGAACCAAGAACCAGACGCAACGCTCGACATCGCGCGGGATAAGTTCGGGGCCATCACAGCCGAATACCGGAATTCACCGCCATTTGATTCATGGCCGCACATTGATAATTTCGCTCGCGCTCGCCAGATGTCGTTTAGCCTTGCGTCCGGCACCTACTGCTTCTGGTGCGATACCGACGATATTCTAGTCTCGGGCGCGGAGAAGATTCGCAAGCATGCCGCGGATGGCGCTTATGCATGCTACATTTTCCCTTATGATGTCTTCGGAAAAAACGTCATCGTGCCGCGCGAACGAATGATGTTGAAGCTTTCTGGCATCTGGGAAAATGCGGTTCACGAAGCATTTAGGTTCGACATAGAACCAGTCTCCACCGTGATGGATGAAAGCGTTGTGATTCAGCACCTACCGCACCTCACGAAGACCGGCAGCAACGACCGGAACTTGCGGATTCTCGAATCAATTCCAGACGACCAAATGACGGTCGGCCTGAAGTACCATTATTTCGGCGAACTGATGGGCGCAGGCCGCATACAGGAAGCCATCCCGCTTGCAATCCAACTCATCACAGAGGAAGACCTCGGCAAAGACGAACGCTACGACCTCCTGCTTTCGCTCTGCATCCAGACTAGCGACCTCAAGCAGCGCACGGATTTGCTGCACGAAGCCTTTAAGGCCGACCCGGCGCGACGCGAAGCCCTCGGCGTCCTGGCCTGTAACGCGATGGATTCAGGTAATCCAGAATGGGCGCTAGCGTTCGCGCGACAGATGGTCGCGACGGCTACACCTGAGATTCAGTCATGGAACTCACGGCAGCCGTTCTATGGCTACGTAGGAGACGACATCTACCAGCAGGCGCTGCGCGTGAATGGGCTCTTCGCCGAAGCCGAAATCATCCGCCGGGAGATACTGAAGAAGCAAGGCGGACCTCGGATTGCGCTATTGCACGCAACTCGCGGGCGTCCCGTCATGGCAAGCAAATGCCGCAAGGCCTGGCATGACCTGGCTGCAGAACCCGGCCGCGTCGAACACATATTCGCAATCGACGACGACGACCCGGAAAGCGCCATCCTTCGCCGCTTCCATCATATCGTAGTCCCGCACGGCGGCGGCTGCGTGCGCGCCTGGAATATGGCTGCGCACTCGACCTCGGCACCGGTCATAGTCCAACTCTCGGACGACTGGATTCCGGTCCCGAAATGGGACGACCTAATTCTCGAGCGGATTGGCGACGTGAACGAACCGCGCGTCCTGGCAATCAGCGACGGAATTCGCAGCGACCAACTGCTGTGCATGGCGATTTGCACGCGGAATTACCTGACGAGTTTCGGCGATTACTTCCTTTTCCATCCTTGGTTCAAAGGCGTCTACAGCGACAACTGGTTCACGCATCAGGCATACGAACGCAGCGCAGTCATCGAGGCGCGCGACATTCAGTTCACGCACAATCACCCGGTCGCCGGCGCCGAATGGGACGCGACCTATAGGGCACAGAACTCGGGCGAACGCTACGAGGAAGGCAAGGCCATTTACCACCTCCTTCTCGAAGGCTGGGATTGGTCAAGCGTCCCCGGCTGGTTCAACTACTGGCCGTTCTATCAGGAAATCGCGGAGATTCTAAAAGACGGCGACCATATCGCGGAGGTCGGCGTATGGCTTGGCCGTTCCGTCATCTATCTCGCGCAGGAGCTGAAGCGCCAAGGCAAGAGTTGCGAAATCCACACATACGATACCTTCCAAGGCGAAGACAATCAGCCGGAGCACCAAGCCGTTGTGGATGAATACGGCGGGAGTATAAGAGAGGCGTTCTACGACAACGTTAAACGATGCGGAGTCAGTGAACTATTTTCAGTGACTCAATGTGACTCCGCCGCCGGAGCTTCGTTTCATGAGAATGATGAAATGGCCTTCGTTTTCATCGACGCCGCGCACGATTACGAGAGCGTGAAGCGCGACATTCAGGCATGGCTCCCGAAGGTCAAACCGGGTGGCATTCTGGCCGGTCACGACATTCAGCACGAAGAAGTGCAGCGCGCCGTGAAGGAACTCCTTCCAGCGGCGAAAGTCTGCGGGCCGGTTTGGGTCTATCGCGCGGGGGAGGTGGCGAAATGAAAGCTTCAGAAGCACGCAAAATAGCCGACGCCGCGCTCCATGAATCCATTCTGCAAGAGATAGAAGTGCAAGCCAAGCGGGGCGGTCACTGGATAGTTGTCCAACAAATCGGTAACGGAGCCACAAAAACGCTTGAGGCGCTCGGTTACTCCGTGACGCAGGGAGAATACAACCCAAGCATGGGGATCAAGGGAACAAAGATTTCATGGGAGGAGGCCCAATGATTCTCTCCATCCTCACGCCAGCCGTCCCGTCTCGCATCGCGCAACTCGGCAAACTCTGCGACCACATAGGCGCTCAAATTGGCGATTTACGCGTCGAACACCTCGTCCTACTGGATAACAAGCGGCGGTCGGTCGGCGAGAAGCGTGACGCCCTCCTGCGCGCGGCACGGGGGCAATACGTCGCCTTCGTCGATGACGACGATTGGGTTTCCAACGATTACGTGCGCGAGATATGCGAAGCTGCCGCAAAGGAACCATCTGTAATCACGTTCCTACAGGGGGCGAACGTGAACGGAAAAGTCGCCTTCGTGGAGTTCAAGCTTGGCAATCCGAACGACCCGTTTACTGGCTCCGCGGTAGGCGCAGGAAACATCCACTCGATTCCCAGAGTCAGGCGCAACGCCTGGCACGTCTGCGCCTGGCGTCGTGCGCTTGCCGTTCAAAGCAGCTTCCCGGCGACGAATTACGGCGAGGATTGGGCGTTCGCTCGGCCGCTTACCGAATTAGTCGGGTTGCGCGAGATCCATATCCCACTGGTCCTCCATTTCTATCGGCACGACGAGCGGACTACTGAGGCGCCGCCGCCCATGACCGACCCCCGCCAAAGCGTCGCCGCTGGCCAAGATTCTTAATCGGTAGGCAAAAGCACGGGGCATAATATGGGGACCCAGGTTTTGGGTAAAGCTTTCCGCTTCCGCCGCACAAATGGCAATATGGATTAGCTAAATTGGCGTTCTCGCTGAATCTGACGCCGACGGTCATCATGGTTTAGCCTCCGCAACGTCGCTTGGCCTCGTTTAAGCGGCGGTCGAATTTACGGCTGATGTTGCGCAGAAATGAATTAACTCCGTGAGATAAGCTCTGGTCACCAGCGCTCGTCCAATTCAGGACCGATTCAAGCGTCCAGGTCGGGAGAAGATTAAGGGACATTTTAAGCCTCATGGTTTAGCCTCGTGGTGGATGCATCCGAATTTCTCGCCGGTCTCGAAGTAACTTCCACAGTCATCACCCATCCCATATCCAAGTCCATCAGAAAGGGTTTTAGTGCTGCACCTTTCGGTGAACTTGGGGCAACTGCACTCGCCGATTACTTGCTTCCGTGGCGTTTTATCGCGCGTCCAGAACCGGCAGGTGTCACAGGTGTTCATTGGCCTTCGTTCGCATCGATTAGGAACCGAGAAGCAACCAACAGTGCTCCGGCGCGTAGATTCAGCATTTCCATTTCACCCTTCCCATCAGCCGGAGAGGAAAGAGCCATCATGCTAAGGCGAGCAGCTTGTTCCCTGAGAAAGCATATCGCTTCGCTGAAATCGCGCTGAGGAGCCTCACTCATACCGCCGAAAGCTTCCGAATAAGTTCCGCGAGAGGCTCAAGCTCAGCTTTGAGCGAACGAAGTTCATCTTCTGTCCACGATTCGAAATCGACTCCGTTGAGGTCCATACATACATCCACGACGCGTTTGATTCTCGCAACCGGCTGGAACTGCAAACAAAAGCATGGACCGCTTGTCAGGCCCCCTCCGTATTTATCAAATCCCTTAACTTCCATCCCGGTCCCGCCGCAGAATTGGCAGTTCGGCAGCGGTCGTTCCGGCGGGAATCTATTCATGCCGAAAGCTCCCGATAAAGTTCCACCAGCGGTTCGAGTTCGGTCCTGAGAGACATCCGCAGTTCATCCGGCCAATCGCGGAAAGTCGATCCGCTGATTTCCTCGCGGATTCGACCGGCGATTCGCTTGATGCGCCAGACGATGTGCGCCGGTAGTGGCGGGGGCCTTTCACCATTTTGAGAATCCTGCCCCTCTGGTAGCATCCCAGCGAGCGCAAATAGCTGTCTTACCGTATGTGCCCGTTCAAGGGCATCAGGCGGACATCGGTCAATCGTATCCGCCAGCTTTATCCAGTTCCTTGATGTCTGATACCACGCTTGGAAAGCTGCTTTTAAATCCCCAGCGGACCGTTTGGTTCCCTCCCCAAAATACTGTTTCGGCATATGGTCCTTTAGCCATGATTCCCATTGTCCGTGGGCGCATGACTCCCTTTTGATAGCGAGCATCCTTCCCGCTTTGGCCTGAGCAATCCATGTTTTTTGAACCGCGTCTCGAGCCCCCATGAACTCTCGCTCGGCATCGGCGATAGCTTCATCTATCTGGGCATCAGATGCCGGTGGTTGAACCTCCAAAACTAAAACTGTTTTAGTTTTGCTCTTCATGCCGCTTGTGCCCGCAATAACCCCAAGATGGTTTTCACCGCCGCCGCCGTTCCTTTCCAACGATAACGCATCGGCCTTGGCCTTGCGCGTTTACCCATTTGCCGCTCCGCATATTTAATGCGCGTTTCAGCGGTTCGCATACCGCGCCCCGGCGGTGCATCTAAACGGTCGGCCAAGGTCACACAGTATTTGCTGACATCCGCGCGCGAGACTCCGAATTCTGAAGCCAAATCGGTCTGTGATTCTCCCTTGTCGCATGGAAGTCGTAGCACAATCGGCAAACAGCGGAGGGCCAAATAAGGATTGGGATACTGCCTGATTTCATTGACCAATCCATTGACCATTTCATGCTCACTCCGACGACCATGATTGATTTGTCCATTGGCTGCCTCCACGAGCGCAGACGCAATCGGTACAACGAGAATCTGAAACGAGAGCCGTTCGAACATTTGAGGGGATAGTCCGAATGACGCCATGTTCACCGACCGGATTGCTGTGGCGATTAGTTCGCGTGCCTCGTCCTCCCAAGAATCAACCGGCGACTCTGCATCGATTGACGATTGAGGTAAATCGGATGCGTCACAACGACGGGTGGTGCTGGCGGTCATCGACGCGTCGTTTAACCGGTTCGAGTCAAAGCGTCAATAGAAAATCATGCCACCTTCAGGAGAGCCGCGTTTTTCTGCGCGACCTTTTCGAGAATTATCTTGAGTTCCTTCTCTAGCGATTCCTCAAAAGCCGTGTTCGCGCGCGTGATGTAACGCTCCGGCACCAGGTCGCCCATGTAGCGGACCAGATTCTGCAAAATGACATGCGGGTTTTCTTTATTCATGCTGCGGTCCGTGCCGCTTCCCGGCGCCGGTTGGCGCATCCAGGTAGGCAAACCGGCGTATCCTCTCGATTTTGCGATTTGTTTCGCGGCGGTAATCCAACCAGACTTGGCCCATCCGACGCGCTTTTTAATTTTCATCACATAGTGTTTCAGCGCCTCGGGGTTGGCGACGATGACTGGTTTTTTCCCTTCGTTTACGCGGCCCCGGCTATTGCGATTCCGCTGATGCAGCGCGCCTCCATCGAAGGTAATAATGTCCAGCATCGCGCCTCGCATGCCGAGACGTTCCAGCATGGCTTTGGCATCCTCATAATGACCGCTTTTTATCAGCGCCGTGAAAGCTTTTGCGAGCCGCTGTCCATGCCTCTCTTGGATATCATTGTAGGTTTTCGAGGGCGGCGAGTAGACTCGCGAAATATCTCTGGTGACGGCAGCCCAACCGAGCTGCTTGGCCTTGATGGAGAAGCCGTCCGGCTGGTCCTTCATCGGATCGGAAGCGCCGAGGCCCGCAATCGGCTGCGTCGCTTCGGCGAAGTAACGTCCCATCGCGCCGCTGCGATCTGCGATGAAGGCGCCCATTGGCTTCCCAGTTGCCTCTCGAAAATCGCGCAAAAGCTGGTCTACACCTTCCGATTCGACTTTTATAAAGCCTTCCATCAGACCAAGTGACAGGCGAAAGTTTTGGTCAGGATAGTGACGTAATTCTCTTCGTCGTCCTGGTCCGTGCGGTCGTACCCCCAGTACGAGGAAACCCCTAATTCCGCGTCGATTCCGGTCAGCGCCGCGGTGATGGTCGCAACTCGAGTCTCGCCGTAGATTCCCGCAATCGCTTCGCACCGCTTCTCATGCGTTACCAGCGTATCTTCAGCGTCGCCGGACTGCGGACGCCGATTCGTGATGACGACGAAATTCAATTCCACCTCATAGTTCCCTTGCCGCGCGTGCGGACCCGCGAGGACGCCGGCGCAAATGTGAATTCGGTCCTCGGTCGCGATGGTCGAGTTCGCGTGGCCCGAGTACAGCGTAGCGCCGTTGAGTTCCTCGCCGACGCCTTGCCAGGTGTTTGTGAGGTAAGTCTTGTTTGCCGTTTCCAGCTTGGTCCGGACGGTGTTCATCGAACGCGATTCGCGAGGTAAAACGTGTAGGCGATGGCATCGACCTCGAGGCGTTGGATGCGGTAGAGGTCAGAACCAATCGCCAGATTTTTACCGACGCCGGGTTCACTCGGGAATTGGTCAAGTTCGGCAACGAGCGTGGCGTCGTAGTCCGGCAGGAATCCGGCATCCTGGCCTTTCTCATTCTTCGCCGCGCGGTCGAACACACCGATGAACGTCCCGGTAATTCCCGGCACGGTGAAGCTCACCGTCCCCATGATGGTGGCCGCAGCGTCGAAGGACTGATTGAGAAAATCCGTGAGGTCGCTCATGCAGTTCCAATCGGTCTCAAAGCGCGATTGACATTCGCCGTCTGACCAAATGGCTGCACCTGTCCAGCGCGGAACTTCGCACATTACTTTTACCGCTCCGACTTGCACGGAGTTTACGATTGACGCGACCACGTTCCGACTCACGCGCGGCGCAGACCAAATCACGATAAAAAACGAGTCCGCAGAAACCATTCTCGACGTGTTCAGCGACCCGACCGTCACGGTTCATTTTGAGGGGACTCTGAAGACTGCGCAGACGCCGAAGATTCGCGGCGACACAATCTCTCTGACGTTCCCCGCGTCGCATACGCCGACTGGCGCAATCATCTTTGTCATCGTCAACGACCCGGAAGACAGCGGCTACGGGCAGGTGATTCGGCAGTCTATCCAGGCGAAGAAACCCGCTTCAGTGACCTACTCCTGACGGATTGAGATAGGCCGAGAGTCAATGCAGGAACGACTCTCAAAGTTTTTCGCCGAAAGTGAAGCAACGGTCCTCGGGACTAGACTCGAACCATTTACGCTTTGGCATTGGCGCGAACTGGAACGATTGCGCTCGCCGCTGATTGGCGACTTCGGCGAACCGGAATTCGCGGACTTGGCGCTGGCCGTTCGGATTTGTTCTCGACCACCGTTCAGCAAAGGCGACCCGACGCGACTCGGATTCTTCGCGAAGCTGCGGCTAACGATCCTGCGCGGACATTACGACTGGCAACTGGATTCCGAAATCGTCGTATTCATGCAATACCTGCGGCATTATTTCGCCGGTCCGATTCTGAAACCTGCCGGACCGAATGGACCCGAAGGAAGAAGCGGAACATTGAAGGTCCACCCGGCACTCTATTCGGTCTGCGGTCTGTTGAATCTCGGCTTCTCGGTCGAGCAAGCGTGGTCAGAAGCGCCTGGCATGGCGCGCTGGTACATTGTCGGCGCGGCGGAAGCTGCCGGACACGAAGTGAACATCATGCCCACGCAATGGATTGAGGACGCGTTGGCGAGCGGTTACAGCTTCGAGGATTGCGGCTTTGGTCCTGACGTTACACCAGAGGACGTCGGCATCTTTCGAAGGGAGGCCGCGTGAAATTCTTCGGCATAATCCTCGGCTGCAAGAACGCGCAATTTAACAGCGGCTTGGATCAATCCGAAGCGCGGGTTAAGAAATTCAAAGCTGTGGCCTCGGGAGCATTCGGCGGCGAACTCGGCAAAAAGCTAGCTGGATATTTTGGCGGCGTAGCTATCGCCGGTGCCCTCAAGGGAATTGTAGACCGCGCGGACGAAATCGCCGACCTCGCAGACCGTTTCCAAGTTCCCACGGATGCTCTTCAAAAGATGGGTCTAGTTGCCGAGAAAAATGGCAGTTCATTGGAAGGCGTAGCAATGGCGTATAACAAACTCGCCATCAATCAGGACAAGGCGCTCGCTGGCAGCGATGAGATGCGGCAGAATTTCGAGGACTTGGGAATCAGCATGGCGGACCTGCAATCCCTGTCGCCGGACCAGCTAATGGAGAAAATAGGGCAAGGCTCCATGCACGCGAGTTCGCTGGTTGGTGCGCTCGGAAAATCGGCATTGGAACTGGTCCCGACATTGGAGCAATTAAAGGGCGCAAGTGTCCACGGAATCATATCTGAAGACGAAGTGAAGCGGCTCTCGGACTTCAAAGACCAGGCAACGGAAATCGGCCGAGTCTTGCAGACATGGGGCGCTTTCATTGCAAACGGTTTAATTGCTCAGTTGCAAAGAGCCGGAGCGTTGGCAGCGGCAATCTATGGTGGCTTCGAGAGCATGGTCAAAGGTGAGGGCTTTATGAAGGGCTTCGCCGGGCCAGCGGCGGAAGTTGTTTTTGGGGAGCCGAAGAGCGCAGCTAAGAAGCCGAGGCCGAGGAGAGACGGGGAGGGTGGAGACGCCGCTAGCAGGAGATTCGGGCAGGCTGTGGAGGCTGAGAAGAAAGCCTATGAACGCCTCGAGGAAGAACAGCTCAAGGCGCAGGACAAGAAATCGCTAGCCGCACTCGAAGCGAGCAAGAAACGCCAAGGCATGAGTGGTTCTGAGATTGCGCAGATGCGCCGAGATGCGCACCGCGAAGCGCGAGAACAGCGCAAGGCCGAGCGCGAATTCACTAAAAAGTACCTCCATGGCGACAAGGAAGCAGGCAAACAATACTTCCAAGAACTCCGCGACCGGCAAGACCCGGTGAAACAGGCCGAAAAGGCATGGAAATCAGCGATGGCTAAATCGGAGTCGCTGCTCGGAGAGATAGCCGATGGCATCGACGAAGTGAAGGACGCGTTGACCGCGCCCACCAACTGACCAATGGCTAACAATCCGCGCATTTTCGGACTTGGAACCAGCTTCGACATTTCGGCGGCTACGCGTTTCCGCGGAGACAGTACGCAGCTCGTTCTGCAGCCGAATTCCCACGAGGAACCGGACCAGTTCGGCGTGAACGTCCTGACTCGTAAATGGTGGTGCCGGCGCGATTTGGTCGAGAGCTTTCTGCCGCGCGATGGGGACGTGGATTTCCTGCACCGGGACTTGAAGTATTGGAAGCATGCGATTGATTACGACGGCTCCGGTGCCATGATGACGACCTGGTTCAATGGCTTTATCGGCAGACCGGTGCGAGTCTACAAATCCGAAGAGGATGTTCAATTACAGGAGGTCACCGTGACTGGTGTTCCAGTTCCCGTCTCCGGGCAAATCCCCGAATCTGGCAATGCGAATGTCAGCGTCAGCATCGTTTATCTTTCGCCGACCATCACGACCACGTATGCCTCACTCTCCAAGCTCAAGCAAAGTGAACCTATTGCGGTCGAGCCGGAGGGAAAATGCGAGACCATCGAGATTCGCGGACCAAACGGAGTAGTCATCACCAATACGGATCGAATCACGGAGAATCTCGCCGACTTCGGGATTGTTCCGCGTATTCAGAGGATGGGATTCCAACGCCGCCAGGAAGGATCAATTTGGAAAGTGACGGAGACGGTTCAGCGGCTGTTGGTGCAACAGCAAGCGTTTATCTCCATTTGACCTATGCCGCGCGATTATGACCTTCAGGAAATAAACGAGTTCAGCGGCGGTCTCCCCGGTTTGGCTGATGACCTGAATCAAATCGTCAAGGTCGTAAATGCGCTTGTTCGGGCGACAGAACCAACGGCTACCGGATCATCCAGTTCTGGAACGACGGTCGATGCCCTCTGGACCCTCTTTGGTGACGACGGCTCTGTTCGCCTGCAACGCGTCCGCGCCTCGAACATCACGCTCGCTGAGGAAATCACCTCAGACACCCAGATTCCGTGAGCCTATACTATGCGCGCGCCTTCCCGTGGGAAGTCCAAGTCCTGAGTTCATCCGAAGTTGGCGATGGCACGGCTTTCCCTTGTAAGACTAAGGTCAAGCTGACGCACACAATTTTTTGGGAGACGGATGTCCTTAATGTGACTGCATCGGTTCTGGCCGCCAATGAGACGCAATCCAGGTTTTTCATCCTTCAGGGTCAGTCCGAGGCGCGCGCCGTAGACAGGCCGCAGGACATGCTTCTGGAGCCAATCGGCGCCGCGGTCAACGCAGCCGGTGGGGATGGGTATTATCAGAGCTTTCTGCAATTCCGTTTCGAGGCGGATTCTGCTGGCTCCACGAACGACCTTCGAGAGCAGCACCTGCAAATGTTGGTCACCGGTTCATTCGGCACGATTGGCACGCTTGGCCCGAGCGATATCCCGCCGCTGACCTTCAGCTCCATAAGCGGCAACGGGCAATTCATCGGCTCCTGTAGCTTCCTCGACTGCGATATCTCGCTATACTCGGCCGTTCCAGGCGGCGTCTTCCTGACGGTGATTATGTCCGTCACCCGCACTCTCTTCACTTTCCGCGGCTGATTCAAGGTGCCGTTTGACAGGTGCTTTTGGGCAAATGGCTGCCGAAATTCCGGACTGGAACATCGACATTTCAGACGAGCAACTTGCGGGTCTATACTCGTTTGCCGATTCCCGCACGCCGGCACCGGCGCCGCGGTTTCTTCGAGAACAGACGCTCAAACGGCGCATCCGGCTACTCAGTGCCGCACGTCAAGGACTGCTTCAAACGTTCGAGCAGGTAGACTTGACCGGTTCGGATTTTGAGGTTGGCATTGGACCAATCGACGTCGCGCCTACGGGCGGAACGTTCGGCCTGAGCTACAACGGCAACAGCACCGGCTTAACCGCGCTCGCCTACAATATCACCGATACGGCTCTGGCAGCGGCGCTGAATGCCAATGCCGCAGTCAGCGCGGCGGGCGGCGTGACGGTCACGAAAACCGGCCAGCTTTACACGATTGTTTTTACGACGGTTGGCGACAAGTTCGAACTGGCGACTGACAACGCCGGACTTTACCCGCCAAGCTCGGTCATCCCATCGACGCCGCTCGAGGGCACCGCATCGATTCACGAAATCCAGACGCTCCAGGTCATCCAACGGCCGTACGCCTTCCAGGATTCTTGGGCCGCTGTAGCAGAGGGGACCGTCGCCGCGACGACGGTCTATGCCGGGAACAATGAGAAACCGGCAAAGTACAAGGTCACGTTCACCGAGCCGCCGATGTCCGGCAGTGTTCGAGTGGACCATCAGGTGTCGCAAATCACCGAGATAACGACCAGCGCGAACACCGCATCGAAGGCACAGGTTCAAGTCGATTTTTCCCCGGTCACCGGCAGCGAATCGACATTCGCCGGCGAGTTCCTCGATATCTACACGATCAGCAACAGCATTCTGCGCTTTTGGTTCAACCACTTCGCGGTGATATCTACGTGCACGGCGGACGCGGGAACCGACGTCATCACGGTCGGCGCTACGCACAACCTCGCCGTAAATGACAAGGTACGTTTCTCGAACAGCGGCGGCGCGCTTCCGGGCGGCATTTCGGCCGATACGACCTACTTCGTAAAGACAGTTCCCACAGGGACCACGCTAACGATTTCGGCAACGCTAGGGGGCGCCACACTCGACATTACCAGCGTCGGCACCGGCACGCACAGCATTCTTGGTGGAACCGTGGCAGCGAGTGCGCCCGCGGTCGGAACGCTAATCGAGGTCGTCTATACCACGGTCGCAACGCTGGTCACGAACTTCCTGACTGCGGTCGATGCGCAATCGGAATTCGACACGCCGAGCACTCAATCTCAGACGCGGGTCGGTTTCACCTATGCACTCAAGGGCCTGCGAACTGCGATGAGTCTCGACGGTGCCGTCACGTTGAGCGCACTGACGACGAAGATGGTCACGAACGGAACGGACGGCATTCATGCGGGACGGTATTTGTTTCTCTCGGACCGCCTTGGCCTGACCTGTGTCTACTTTCCGTCGCTAATGACGCTTGGGATATGCACCGTGGTTGCGGCGACCGACGTCATCACGGTATCGGCTGCGCACGGTCTCGTGGTTGGCGACCGCGTTCGCTTCTCCAATTCTGGCGGCGCTCTACCAGCGGGCATTTCCGCGGCGACGGACTACTACGTTCTGACTGTTCCGCTGACGACGACGCTCACCATCTCGGCGACGCCGGGTGGATCGGTGCTGGACATTACCGGGACAGGAACAGGGACGCATAGCATTCATCGGTACGGGTTGACGACCAGCGAACCCACGTTCCCGGCCGGCGTGTCCGCAAATCGTTTTTTGCCCGCACCCATAATCATCGACGATACGGCCTCGGGCGTGGCAACGTTCATCGGCGCGGCCATTGATGCAGACGCCGAATTCACCGCAGCAGCGTCAGGAACTACGGTCACCGTTACCGACGCATTCGGCGGACCGCGGGCGGACCCGTACGTGAAGACGGTTACGTTCGGCGTCTCCGTCAAGCGAAGCGGCTTCAGCCTTTCGGCAAGCATTCCATGGGATTTCGACGCCAACACAATCAGCGTTCTCCTGGACGACCAGTTCATCGTTTCCAAACCGGATGAGCTGAATTGGCTTCTGACGAAGACGATTAACGGCGTGATGCCGGACCTGACCGCGACGGATGAGTCGCTCGAATGGCCGTCCCGTATGGAGGGAACACTAGACTTCGACACGCTCGCACTCCATCAGGCATTCGCCGCGACGACGGCCCAACGTATCGACGCCAAGCTGGAAGTGGTCTGGATTCCAGACGGAGGCGCGAGACGCGTTGTTCTGCAAATCCAGTGCGAGCTATATAAGAACCTTCTGCTGACTGCTGGAATGTCAGCGCCTGGATTCCCAAATCCGCTGACGAGCGTCAAGACTGGCAACACGCTTTGGGTCGATGCCATTAACGGGAACGACTCTACGGCGATTCGCGGACGGCTGGACAAACCTTTCCTTACGATTGGCGCTGCTCAAACGGCAGCGACGGCGGAAGATACGGTGAAAGTATGGGCCGGCTCATATACGGCCGATGCCATCGGCACCAAAACTTTAAAATACGATCTCGATCCCGGCACTACAATCACGGCGTCGGTGGACCAGGTGTTCAACCTATCAACGGCCGTTACGGTGACGATTCGCGGGAACGGTGCCAAGATTACATCGGCTGGCGGGCAGACGGTTTCCATAAGCCATGCCAGCGCAGTATTCACCGCAACCGACCTTACTATTGAATGCACCCTAGGGGCAGATCACGCATTGGAGATTTCAACCGGGACTGTTCAACTAGACCGTTGCACGCTTCCAAGCGTGGGTGGAGCCGTTGACCAATCCGGTGGAACTGTTCGGGCGCGGAGAAGCCGCTTTAGCGCTTCTGGCGCTGCGGCAAATGGAATCGACAAGAGCGGCGGCACGATGGCGCTGCATGGCAATGAAGTCATTGGCGGGGCATCTGCAGCCGCAGTCGCAGGCTCTGGAACGGTTCTCGCGTGGAACAACATTTGGAACATCGTTCCGACCGGAGTGACCATTAGCGGAGCCGGAAACACCACGGATTCAAACCTGACATAATGAAAGACGGCACCAAGCGAATCATCTTCCTGATATCGGCCTTCCTCATCGCAAGCGTTTTCGCTGCGACTACGGCCTTTGATATTATAACGCTGAACGTAGCGAAGTTCGTGGACCTTGGATACATTGCGGACGCAAATGGCAACGAACTAATCATTCTCGATACTGTCGCCAGCGCAGTGAACGAGGTCACTCTCGCAAATGCAGCGACTGGCAATGCTCCGGTGCTAAAGGCCACGGGGGGCGATACCAATGTTGGCCTATCCCTCCAGACTAAAGGCAGCGGAACCATTACCCTGCAAGCGACCACCGGAACGGTTGTCGCGGATATGTCCTCGGTCACTATTGCGAGGTTGGGCGTTAAGGGATCATCAAACACCGGAATTAGCTTGTATGAAGGCGGCGCCGAACATTGGGCGTTCTTTTCCAACGGAGGGACGTTTGGACTATATGACGTGAGTTCATTGGCGCAGGCATTCAGTGTAAGCGGGATTACGCAAATAACTAATTTCGATGTTGGTCCTACTGCACCAACGGCTGCGGCTAGCACGAACACTACACAGCTTGCAACTACGGCTTTTGTGAAATCGGTGCCGATTGCGAATGCTAACACCGGGACTGTTACGGCAAATGCGGCTGACACCTACATTACCGGTTCATCGATGGCAATAGGCGGGAGGGTCCAAGCGAAATCTATTTTGAAGTGGCGCTTTGCTTTTACGAAGACTGCTGCCGGTACAGCAACGCCGGTTTTTACGGTAAGATTCGGGACAGCGGGAACTACTTCAGATACAGCGCGACTCACCTTCACCGGAATCGCTCAAACGGCTGCCACTGATACTGGATTCGTGGAGCTGGAAGCAGTTGTTTTAACTCACAGCGCGACCGGAACCGTAAACGGAGTCTTCAAGATGGCGCATACGAATGCGACAACTGGAATATCCACTGTAGCCCAGGATCAATTATTTGAGGCTACCTCTGGGACTTTTGATACGACAGGTGCCACATTAATTGCGGGAGTATCGTGTAACCCCGGGGCGTCGGGAGTGTGGACTTTTACCCACGTGTCCGCTGTATCATTCAACCTAAACTAAAAATGAAATACATCTATCCTTCGTCACTCAACTTACCAAACATGCCACTGGTATGTGTGGATATTAACGATCCTGCTACCATCCACTTAGGGCTTATTGAATCCGGCGTTGACATAGAGGAGACAGGTTACGTTCAACTGACATTCCCGAGCGGTTTTTTAACAGTTCAGGTATTTGCGCATGTTCCCGATGAAGAGAATATATATATTGCCATGCCGGGAAGTGCGGCAATCGGCACGGTGTTGGAAATCATATCCGACAAGGAGTCATCCCCGCTACTGACAGTTCAGGGGTCCAATATTTTTGGTTCTGATCAGATCGGTAAAGGCGGAGCAACTTTTAAGTTCATGAAAGTCCCTGGCTCTACGCAGGAAATGTGGGTGAGGTTCTAGGCATATGAACGCGCAACTCCAAATGAGGAATCCATAACCATGAAAACATTCATCCTTCTCTTTTTCGCCATGGCAATCTCATGCAATGCTGCGGATGTAACCGTCACGATTCCTGACCCAGAAGTGACTCGGGTACTCAACGCGATAGCTCTCACCCAGGGCTATACCGGCCTGAATCCCCAAGGCGGTGCAGAGACCAAAGCCCAATTCGCCAAGCGAATGCTCAAGAATTGGGTCATTGCCCAAGTCAAGCAAGCTGAAGGCACGCCCGCAGCCGACGCTGCTAGGGCTACGGCCAACGCATCCGTCGATGCCATAGGAATAAACTGACCAAATGCACAACTAGTCCCCCCATTGACCGTCCACCTTCACCCCACAATGTTTAACCCATTCACACCCTCCACGCGTGAACATATTGCAGAATCTGATGCCTGACCAAGTATTTGCTCCCGAACAAATCAGCCCCTGGCTCAAGGTCGCCGTCGATTGGCTCAGGGGACAGCCTGTCGTTGTCGCGCTCATCCTCTTGATGTTCGCGGATGTCGTCACCGGCATCTGTTGCAGCATTGCCAAGCGCACGCTTAGTTCGTCCACCAGTTGGCGCGGTATGAGTCGCAAGGCCATGATGCTCCTTATTGTCGGGGTTGGCGCGATTCTGGAGCCATTAGCACAAGGTATCCCGCTAGCCAAACTAATTGCGCTTTTCTACATCGCGACGGAAGTCCTAAGCATCACCGAGAACGCGGCCATAATGGGCGTGCCGTTGCCGAAGGTGCTAATAGATTTGCTCATCAAGCTCCGCGAAGACAACCGGGCGTCGTCGATTGTTATCACTCAACCTGGCGCCCCCACTGTCAGGATGTCCGGCCCGATTGAGATTACGGCTCCGAAGAAGGAGACCATCAAGAAGAATACCCGATGAAATCCGAACTCAATGTCACTTTCACGAAACCTCTTCACGTAAAACTGGAGACCGTCCCGCCAGCGGCACTGTCGGAAATAAACCACAAACTAGACCACATCATGAGTAAAATCTCAGATTTTGCAGACAAGCAAACTGCTCACAACGACGCCATCGACACGGCTGTTGCCGGCCTGCAAGGCGATATCAAGGCACTCAACGATAAAATCGCTGAGTTGCAAAATACGTCCGGCACAATCTCGCCCGAGGACCAGGCGTTGCTCGACGGAATCGAGGCGCGGTCATCGGCAATCGCCACCAAGATTGCCGCCCTCGACGCTTTGACGCCGCCGGCGGTGCCAGTCGCGTAACTAAACCGGCTGGCGGGTTTGCTCACAGCTCGCCAGCCAAATCCCATGACCGACGCCGTTGCCATCCAAATCGCACAGACTGCCGGAATCGTCTTCACCACTATCGGCAGCATTTTCGCTGCTTGGTTTTCCTATAAGGCGAAAGCGAACTCGCAGCGAAACACCGAACACATTACGGACATCAAACAGGATGTAGTGGAAGTGAAGCGGCAAACCAATCATATCAAAGATGAGTTGGTAGCCACCACCGCCAGGGCTGCCTTGGCCGAAGGGAAGGCCGAAGGCCGGGCAGAAGAGAAGGCTGAACAGAATAAGGAGAACGCATGAAATTTTTACTATTGCTTCTCCTCTTCCCCGGCTGCGCAAGCACTCGATTCTATCACAACGGCCAACTCGTTCTAGACACGCAGGCGAACATTGCCGGGTTCCGAGTCACGGCGGATGGAGAGATGACTGCAACCCTTATGGATCATTCCACGGCTACGATAGCGGGCGGCGCTGCCTTTGCAAAAGGCGCCGGCGGCATTGGCACCGCGGCAATCGGCATTGGCTCTGCAATCGCGGGTTCTGGGCTGACTAAATTAGCAAAATGAATGATGTGCCTGACTGGTACTGGGACTTCCTCTGGGAATTTGAGGGAACCGCTTATGAAGACGACCCCGACGATCCCGGCGGGGCTACTCGGTGGGGGATTGACCATCGCTCTCATCCTGATGTGGACATTCGCCATTTATCGGAAGAGCAGGCGAAGGCGATCTACCGAAAGGACTATTGGACCAAAATAAAGGGTGGAGAGCTGGACGAAGCACTGGCAGTCGTCCTGATGGATATTGCAATCAACAACGGTTCTAGGCGCGCGACTAAGTGGTTGCAGGAGCTTTTGGGAGTAGCGATAGATGGGGTATTCGGACCGATCACGCTGGCACATGCCAAGCTGGCTGGATTGGCAGAAGCAAATATCTTGCTGGATCGTCGTGATTCCTTTTATCGGTCAATCGCCAAGGGGCGAATGGCGAAGTTCCTCAGAGGATGGTTGCGGCGCAATACGGCCCTTCGAGACCTGATCCAATGAGCGGGACAGGCGTCTTTGCCTGATTACTGCGGAGCGGTCGCAACCCCGTTATCGAGTCTCCATTGCCGAATCCGTTCCTCGCTTCGTCTCTTCCCCTCGAATTCTTCCAGTGACTTGGTGAACGTCGGTGTCTTGAGGAAATCGCTAATCGACTGAGATGATGCTTGGAGACGCTGAATCTTCTCGCCATCGCGCAGAATGACCGCCCAACCGGAAAAATCGTAATACTTGAGCGGCGGCATTTCGAGAATCTTCTTGTCTCGGAACGATGCGGGGACGGCGGCGGCGGTCGCCTCGCGGTGAAAAAGGAATTGCCGACCTTGCTTGTCTTTGCCGATCCACAGAACGTCGAGCGTCCCATTGTACGGCTGACGGCCGCTGTTACCGAGATTGACCTCCAGCTTGCGCGTTGCAGCCCTGGCGGACGTTCCGCCGCCGGCGTCGCGGCAATCGAGGCCAATGCTCCCGCCGCGGTTAGCCTGGCTGAAGTCGAAATTGATGACCGGCGCGTCCTGCGCTAGCGCGGTCGTGGCAAGGAATCCGAGGAGTAGAATCGTTCTCATGGCGACTGGCTATGGTTTACCCTTTGCGGCCCCGCGTCGATTACAAACCGCCATCTTGTTTTGGAACCAGTCCGCCTTCCGGTCGCTCTCGGCGTGGCGAAATTTGCGGTCGCTCCAATACTTCCTCATGTACCACTCGCGCTGCGCTTTCTTCTGCGCCTCTCGGTTTGCATACGGCATGCGGCAGCTTCTTCGGGCTCCACAGATGCTTCAAGCGAGTGCCAAAAGTGCCAAAAGGATCGACGATTTTGAACCGAGAATATACGCATAGTTATCTGTATATTTATAAAATCAGAAGGCAAATTGCACCATTGTGCGGGTTCAAGTCCCGCCCCGAGCACTGATTCTACGGAGTAAAAGCGAGGTTCAGCGGTCCAAAAGTGCCATGGAGGGCCGAAGTCCAAACCAACGCTCCGCTTCGTCCTCATGCTTCAGGTCGAGGTAGTGGGAATGAATCATCGCCGGGCTGTTTCCCATCTCGAGGCTCAGTTCCTGAATGTCCTTCAGAATCGCAAGCCGATAGGATGCGAAGCTGTGCCGCAACGCGTCCGCCTTCCAGACGATGGATTTATCGGCGCGTTTGAGTCTGGGGAGGTAATGGCAGAAGCGACGCTCGGGTGCGACTGGGCCCCGTGCACCGCGCCATGGTTGAAGGAATGCGGCGGCGGCATCCGGCAAGGGCGCGAAGCGGCGACGGCGGGTTTTCGATACGCTTGCCGGCACATCGACCTTCGCCTTGTTCCAAAGGATGTTCTCCCACCGGATGCCGTCTTTGGCGTTTCGCTGTTCGGGCGCTATCTCTTCCGGTCGCAATCCGCAGAACGCGCCCAGCGCAATGGTCGGCAGCCATTCGGAATCGACAGCGCGCAGAATCGCCGTCAGCTCCGCCGGTGAATACGTCGAGACAGTTACCTCGACCTTCTTCCGTTCGATGAGTTCCACCGGCGTCAGGTCCGTTCCGATGGAGCCGTCGCGCCGCGCGAATCGAATCAGCGCAACGATATCGGCAAGTACGTTGTTCCAACGCCTAGGTCCGACTCCCCTCCCCTCCAACCATGCCTCGACGCCCAAGCGGGACAGTTTTCCGACCGAACACGGGAACGATTTGGCGAAGAGATTCAGCGTGGATTTCAAGCCGCGGAGATGCTTTTCGCTGAGTCCCCGAAGTTCCTTCGTCGCCAGGAAACGCTGAACCAATTCTGGCACCGGCCTCGCGTTCCGTCGTTCGGAACGCCAGCGGAGGAACTCGGCGTATTCATCGGGCTCTATCTTCAGGAGGTCAACCGTCCCCGCCTTGGTAGCGCCGAGCAATTCGCGAGCGCGTTCCTCCGCGTCCGCGAGGCTGCGCAGACGCACACGCTTCCTGTCGTACTCGTCCGGCTGCCAATCGAAACCGAAGCGCCCGTCGGCATATTGGAGGATGTCGATTTTCAGCGCGCCGTTCCTGAGAGTTTTACTTAGGTTCGCCATAGGTGGTTTTCCTCGTAAAAGGGGAAAAGGTCCGCATAGCCAGAATCGTTACTATTTTGTTATCTTTGTATGCATGCGGTCACCCCTTGGACACCACCTTCTTGCGGCTCTTCCGTCGGCCCTTCTTGCGTTTCTTGCCATTCTGCGCGTCGATCCAGCTTAATATTTTCTCCCGGTCTGCCTCGCTGACGTTGTCTAGATCAATGTTGAATTTCTGGCGGGCTTCCGAGCGGATTTTGGCGGCTACCCAGCCTGAAAAACTCAGGGAATCGCTCTCTGCGACTTGATCGCCGACAGCGTATTCCGCGGGTGGAAGGGTCATCGTTACCTTCACTTTTTTGTTCATCACGTACGCATCGTTGTACGTACATTTACACAGAGCAAGAGAAAAAATCACATCAACCTTCAAAATTTAATTGCATCACACGTATGAATACACGTATCGTCCTCTCCTCCATGAATCCACTGTCTGAAACCAGTCCCTCCACCGTGCGGCCAAAGGGGGCCGTAACCATCTACCAGCACTACGCGCTTTTCCGGATTCTCGGGGAGCTGCTGGAAGAAAAAGCCAAGAAGGGCGGCTACAAGGGTCCGCGGACGCCGAGCCAATTTTTCGAGCGCGAGACCATCCGCATCATCCGCCGCGAAGGTCGGAAGCTCGGGTTCAAACTTCCATCCGAATTCGCCGGACGGTCATGATTACCTTCTTACCGCGGCCAGGCGCGTCAGAGCTGGGCTATGCCGGGCCCTGTAAGGCTAGGCGCGGCATAGCTAACACATCCGCCCTCATCCGGCGGAAAGCTTTTACCTCATGAAAACACTGCAAACTACATGGACTGGCATCCGTCCTCTCGTGATGCACAACGCCGCAATGGTCGATCCTCTGAACCCCCATGTTCGGCGGATCAAAGACATAAACTCCAAGGGCTCTAAGAAGCTCACGGACTCGGACCGAGAGGAGATGCAGCGCCTTGAATGGGCTGGCTCTCTCTATTGGGACGAGAAGCTAGGCCTGCATATCCCCTCGGAGAACATCGAGAAGTGCATTCGCGAAGGCGCGACGAAATCGCGACTCGGCAAGGCTGCGGAAGCTGCCTCATTCGTCACCGATCCCGTCGTTAAGCTCGACTGCGGCAAGTACCCGATGGACCTCGACAAGCTGTACGAGCTTTCCGAATACCAGTTCCGCAAGCCTGTGCGCATTCCGCCGAAGACTGGCGCGCGCATTATGAAGGTGCGGCCCGTCATCCCGACCGGCTGGAAACTGACCTTCGTCGTGGAGTTCGACGATTCGGTCATCAACTCGAAAGACATCGTCAAAGCTATGATCGACGCGGGTGCGCTGGTCGGCCTTGGCGATTGGCGTCCGAAGTTCGGGCGTTTCACCGTGGAGGTTTCGCAATGATTTGGCCTAGCTTTCTTAGGCATGTCCCCGCCGGGCCGGGCGCGGCAGGTCGAGGCAATGCCGGGCTTCTCACACTACCGTCCCTCGGGGCGGTAGCAGAGAGGCCCGGTGATGCCTTGCAGGGCGAGGTATGGCACGGCAGTCCCCGGCTTTGCCGTCCGGGGCGGGGCATGGCCCGCCAATGCGGGGCATCGCTGTGCATAGCTATACACACCGCCCCGATTCGTCGGGGCGGCAGTATGGCAGTGCCCCGCTGGTCCCGGCAGTCCTCGGCTGTGCGCGGCATGGCGTGTCAAGTCCGGGCTTTACACATCGCTTCCGTTCGCGGGAGCGAAAGTAAGGCAGGGCAAGGCGTTGCGTGGCTGCGCTGGGCTCGGCTCGGCGGGGCAGTGCCCGGCCCGGCTTACCAAGGCTCTGCGGGGCATGTCTATCACACGCGCCCTAACACGGCGCGAAGCTTTCTAAACTCATTTCCAACCTCATGAACGAATCAAACGGCAATCATCAAACTGAACCAGTCAAGCTTCCGCTGCGGAAAACGTGCTTGGAGAACATGCGAGCCGCCGGAATCGCCCACGGTCAAATCTATCTGGCGGATTTCTTCGCGAAGGAACTGAGGTCCGAACCTGGCACCATGCGGTTCAAAATGGATGTTTCATGGATTCGTCAGCAGTTACTGGACGACGGATTCTATCTCGAAGGACGACGACAAAATGGCAACTTCCTCATAGTCCCGGCTGACGCCAATCGACGCCATGGTGCAGCGTACTCGCGCAACTCAAGCAAGCTGCTCAAGCGTGGCTATACGCTTCTAACCAATACCGACGTATCGCTGCTCTCGGAGAAAGATAGGAAACTGCACGACGCGGAACAGGAGAAGATTGCCACACGGTTCGCGCTGAACCGTCGCTCCAAGCAGGTCTACAACGAACTGACCAAGACTAAACCTAAGCTCCTTCAATAACCATGCGCGCCCTAATCCAAGTAATCGCCGTCACATTTTTCCTATTCGGCGGCATCTTCTTTTCCGCAGTCATCTGCATCGCTCGCGCGTGCCTGCGCGCCGACCGTCGAAATAAACAACGCGACAGTCTCGGCGCGGCTGTGCTGAGGACCAAGAATCTATGACACTCTCCGCAGCGCAAACGAAACTCCCACCTATGCGCGAGATAGCTACGCGCTCTGTGGGTGACAGAACGGGCTAATAGGCGAACCCGGCTGCGGGGACACTTCAATACCTCATGAAAATCGAAATCAAAGACCAATGGACTGGCCGCATAATTTACAGCGGAGACCATGATTCCATCAAGGCCGCAATGGCGTCGGCGCTCAAAATGAAAGTGAACCTGTGCGACGCCAACCTGCGCGGCGCCAACCTGTGCGACGCCAACCTGCGCGGCGCCAACCTGCGCGGCGCCAACCTGTGCGACGCCAACCTGCGCGGCGCCGACCTGTGCGACGCCAACCTGCGCTGCGCCGACCTGTGCGACGCCAACCTGCGCGACGCCGACCTGCGCGACGCCAACCTGCGCGGCGCCAACCTGCGCGGCGCCGACCTGTGCGACGCCAACCTGCGCGGCGCCAACCTGTGCGACGCCAACCTGCGCGGCGCCGACCTGCGCGGCGCCGACCTGTGCGACGCCAACCTGCGCGGCGCCGACCTGCGCGGCGCCAACCTGCGCGACGCCGACCTGCGCGACGCCAACCTGCGCGGCGCCAACCTGCGCGGCGCCGACCTGTGCGACG